AATTCACCAATCGCATTGTGCATATTGTTGATAGCTTCATTGTGTTTTTCAATAAAGACATCTTTGGCTGTCAGGTAACTTGCATTTAAGACGTTGCTAATGGCATTATTATAGTCTGTAACCATCGTGTCTGAAATGGTGGCAACATCTGTAATACCTGTCTCAACGACATAACCCTGATGGGCCATCATGTCGATAGTAAAGGCGGCATTAGACATTTGCAGCTTCTGCTGAATTACAGAGGCTGCATCATACAGCTCAGTTATTGTTGCGTCTGCTGCGTGTGCGTCTGTAACGCTCAGAAACGCTACGACTGTCAGTAGCTTTTTCAATTTCTGCAAGTTCAACTCCTATCTTTAATAACTCGTCCCAGAACTTCGGGTTCTTGCGGTATCCTACCACAAATTGCCTTGGATTGCTACGCATCATTTCAAATGCCTCACGACCTACCAGCAACTTACCTTTATTGACATCCATAATCGGGCATGGTGTATTTGCAAGTGCCATTGCCTTAAATACTTCGGCATTTCCACACATTACAGATATACCTGAAACTTGAAGCCCCATGCCGCCTATCTGCTGTGGCGTACCCAATAATCGTGCGTCCTTGCGTCTGTTGCACTCATCATCTTGCTCCATGCCGCCAAAACTTAAACCAAACAGGCTGACTTGTATCCCACCTGCCGTTGGTATCAGGCAGCTATCCTGACCGCCACCGCCTATGACTGTAGGTGATATTGCTGATGGTGGTGGCTGTGATCCGGGGCTACTTCCTGCGCCATTGTAATTGATAGTTTCCTGTGTATTGTTGCTATCCACTGTGGCATCACGAATATTTGTGTTGGTGTTTAAGTCCCCTGTGATGTCCTGTGCTATTGCTGTGACTGACAATCCAAGACAGACCGATATTCCTGCAACCCACAGAGCAGTCTTACTGCCGCATCTTTTTCGCCAATGAGATAAAGCGTTTGAGCGTTTAAATTTGTCTGGCATAGAATGTCAGCCTCTGGACATGAATTGGTATAACTTTGTGTGGCACAGCCACCTAATAATAGTAAAACAAAAAATCTCATTTACCAAAGAGCGAAGCCAGACTGTCTATTATAAATCCGAAGACCGCACCAACCAACATTAAGACCATTCCTGCACCGCGCCACCTATTCATCTGCTCTGTCATCACTTTTACATCATTTCTGATTTCTTCTGTTGACTTTTGTAGTGCCTCAACGTGTGCTTCAAGTCTTCCAATTTGTTTATGCAGGTCTTCTGACATTTTAATATGTTCCTTCCCATACTCGGAATGCAGAATTGTCTGGATCGGCTAATTCACGAGCAACTACTTCTTTCATGGCATTACTGTCACTTGCCTTTACGCCCCACTTTTTAGCCCACTCAGCCCACACCTTCATTGGGATCATCCCAACAAGTTTACTTTCACCGAAGTCTGTCATTCCTGCGGAACGCATAGCTTTGGCTTTTTCCAGTACAGGCGTGAAGTCGTGAGTTTCCTGAACGATAATTTTATCCTCATTTTCGTCATAATGTATTTTTTCGTTTATTTTCATTTTTATCTCCTATGTAAAAAAAATGGGGGATAGCCGTAGCTACCCCCCAAAGATATTATGAAGTTGTGTTGTCGAAGATACCACCAGATGCCTTTTCGTTACGGCATACAAGTGTAAGTTCTGTTACAACTTGACGTTTTTCAGAGTCGCCTGTTTTTGACAGTGCTACGTTTTTGGTAGGACGTAGTACGCCAACAGCCCACATGTCGTCTTGCATGATGAAGACATCACGAGCGCGATTTTCTCTGGTAGCTTTGAACTCAACAGTTCCCCAAGGTGTGACATAAACAGCCATATGCTTGATAACTTTTTCGTCTTCTGACTTAATAGTTGAGCGTTGGTTGTTGTTACCTGTGAAACCAAGTGCCTCGTTCATTTGGAATGCTGAAAGGTACACAGAGTCTGGCTTTCCTCCGGCGGACCAGATTGATTGCATTACGCTGTCAAAGCGAGCTTGGTCAAAGTCGAGTAGAGTTGTTGTCTCATCTGTACGTGCGTCTGTACCGTCACCAGTTGGGTCTGTGCCCTCGTTATCACCAAAGTCTGTGTTGGTGATAAGCCATGCAGGTGCGCCTGCAAGTTCACGAGCAGTTGTTGCATTACCTGCAACACGAGCGTTATTGTCAAAGAGAGCTTTCTCAATGTCAAGTTTTTGCTCCTTGGCGATCTTCATAACTTGGTATGCCATCTCTTTTGCACGACCTGCTTTATTAAGGCCGTTGTCTGTGTCAGGAATGACTACTGCGTTTTTGAAGATTTGTGTGTAGTTGCCAAGACGGCTTGTTGCTGTACGAGCTTCTGCGGCTGTGTCATCGCCCTCAATGTGAGCGTTGGCTGCTGAAGAACGAAGTGCGTCTGTTTGCCATTCGTGGTATGTGTTTGTTGCTTTTACCTTTGCACACGCTGTGTAGAAAGGTGTTTCCTCTGGTGAAACGTCATAAATTACGTCTGCAAGGTCTTCTCTGATGCCTTTTGCATCATATGAGTCGAATGTATTTGTTGGTTGTGTCATTATAAAATCCTTTTCTGAGCTTAACCGATTAAATTATTTAAGTAGCAAACTGGCGAAGTCCTCTATCCGACCGCTTTTCTTTGCCACTCTTAATTGCTTGTTCCGAACAGATGTTTCAGATTCCTGCCGCTTGCCACTTGGCTTGAAGTTACGAGGTGCTTGCTGTGTCTTCTTAGCATTAGCCTTACTCAACTGTAATTCTCGCCATCTATACGCATCACTTAATACAGCAACTGCCCTAGCATCCATAATGCTTGACATTTCGTCTTCGGTAAATCCGTAAGCCTCAACACCTGTCTTGATTAGGCTCTGCTTAAATTTACCTGCAACTTCAGGGTTTTTAAATTCAGGCAACATTTCTTGCAAAAGTTGTGCTTGTTGTTGCAGATACTGCTGCTGAGCCTGTTGTTGCATAGCATATTGTTGCTGTTGCATATTTTGTATTTCAGCCTGTTGAGTGTAATATTTTTGAAGATTCTTGTCATATACAGCTTTATCCTGCATATAGCCAATAGGGTCTGTCTCCAACATTGCATCATCAGGCGGCGTTGGCATTGCCTGTAGACCTTGCTGTTGTAGCATTTCTACATTTTGCAAAAACCTTTGCTGCTCGGATTGAAGGGTTTTATACATTTCCTCGCTCTGCTTTCGCATTTGAGCGGCTTCCTGCATACCCTTCTGGATTTTGCCTTGCCCAGAATAGGATCGTTTTAGGTCTTCAAGCGTGACTTCAATTTCTGAACCATCAACTTTGACGGTAAATTTTTGAGGTTGCTCATAGCCATCGATTTCTTCATCATCAGCTTCATCCGTTTCGTCATCGGCACTTACTTCCGCACCTTCCGATTCCTCGTCAGTAGTATCAATAGTAGTATCAACTTCATCAGCATCTGACTTTGCTGTCACAACTTCGTCTTCTGGTTCCTTAACTTCTACGTCAACGTCTTGAGTGGTATTAGTCTTGTCTGCATTAACTTCAGGTTGTGATATTAGGCGGTCTGCCGCCTGATCTAGTGTTATCGTATTCACGATTTATTCCTTTCGCTCTAGGAGCTTTCCATCTACAATGTAGGTCTGGATTTGGCTCTTTACTCGTTTCAATGCGAGTATAGATTGCCTTGCCTCTAAAACGTCATCAATACTCGCGCTACCACTGATAATTGTATCAATGTAATACTTTTCTACCATATTAAATGCTTCCTGTAAAACATCATCGCGCATTAAATTTTCTGCGTGATGTGCGCGAGCTTTCTTATCCATTTGGACTAATTCCCATCATTTGCATATTATGAGGTCTTGGCGCGTTTTGCTCTGCCTTGATCCTTGCAACGTCAACATTTGCCCCATACTGACCAACAACTTTTGCCGCATCAACCAGTAAGTTCTGAGCCATCTGGTCACGCTCTAAGTCGTCCTTCATACCTAATTCGTGCATCTTGCGTTGGTTTTCCATTATAGCTTTCTGCATGTCAACTTGAGCATTAGTCACAGTCTTCATTCGCTCAGTCTCCATAAACGCCATATTCGGGTCAAGTGCTTGCTGACCGCCTTGCGCTTGTTGCTGTTGCATCATCTGTTGTTGCATTAGCATCTGCTGTTCACGCTCAAATGACATTGGCATTATATATCTATCAGCATTGGATATGCCGCCAAGTTTCATAATATCTGCAATAGTGTTGCGGATGTTTGTTAATGTGACAAGGCCATTCTGTGCGCCATACCCCTGATAAACTTGCATCTGTAATTGTAGTGCTTGTTGAAGTGTTGCGGCACGTTCTGCATGTTTGTTGTTACCTAGTCCAACATTGGCAGTAATGTCAATTTCAGTACCCCATGAGGATGGGTCAACAGGCACAAATTCACCGTCAACACGCATGATTTCATTTGCATTTGGATGTTGCCTTGCCAACTTAGCAATGATGTCAAACATCTGCTTCATGCCGCCCTCGGCAAGCGTTCTGGCAATCAACTCTGAAACGGCACTGGCAGCCTGTACAGCCGCATTAACACCTGCCGCAGTCTGTGATTGCAATACATCGGTATCCATACCCATAGACGCACCAGAAACGCCTGTCTTAGCCCTAATACTTTCGTCATAGTAAGCCATTGCAGGAAGTGATGCGGAAGCTGAACCGCCAATGACAACTTCTCGTATTTGGTTTGTGTCTTTTGCTCTGATAATGCCGCCAATTTCATTATTCAGGATGTCGTCCATGTTTACCATTGAATCATTAACAATAAGCCTTGGATTGTTCATCATGGCAATGTTGTCAAGTAACCCACGAAGCAGTGACGTTGAGGCATCCTGATCGTCAATAATAATGTCAACCAGTGACCGACCAAAAAATGTATGTGGCTCTGGATCAACTTCAAATACGGCAAATGGATTGTAGTCGCAGACCTCATAATCCAGTACCTCAAAGTCCTGCCCTGCACACAGGAACTTGTACATTTTTGGTACGCCTACGCCCTCAATGTCCATCTTCATGTATGCCTCAGTAATAAGAACGCGCCTCATTGACGGGTCAATAGAGCTGTCTGTCTCGCTGTTGTCATCCCAACCCCTGCGAGCAAATTCCTCCTCATCTGAAACTGTGCTGTCACTAGTACCAGATAGCTTGTACACTTCTTC